AAGCGACCAGCAAAAAAGCCAAAGCAATCCTGAAAGTGTTTTTCTAGTGTCATCAGCAATTCATGCAAAGCATGGAGTCTATGACACAGAAACAAGATTCAAACAAACGATTGAAACTTGTAAATCAATTCGCGAAAGGTGTGATACTAAAATCATCATTCTTGATGGCGGATACAAAGATTTAACTTCCGAAGAAAAAGCTGAACTTGTAGATTACATTGACGAATTCTACACGTTTAGTGAAGAAGAGATTGTTAAACAGATTCAAAGCATTCCTAATCACGATATCGTAAAGAACATGATTGAACTAGTCATGTATGGATCATTTTACGATAGAGTTGCTGAAGAAGGTTGGCGAGAGAAATATAAACGAATCTTTAAAATGTCTGGTCGTTATACTTTGAATGATACTTTTAATTATCAAAAGCACATGGATGCTAAAGATAAGATTATCATTCGTGGTCCATTCACTAGTCAATTTAGTCCAGACACAACTGGTGGAGTGACTCTACAGTATATGTCACGGCTTTGGAGTTTTGATGCATTTCTATTGCCGTACATTCGGGACATTTATGTTGACATGTTTCAGCATATGAATGATCAGCTTGCGAAAAAAGGTTATATTGATATTGAGCATTTGCTATTCCATCATTTGGATCTATCTCTAATTGATAATATTGGTAAGCTAGGTCTTGATGGTAACATTGCACCCAATGGCGTGAGGATTTCAGATTGAACTACAAAATCTTTCAAATTTGTTTTGAGAAGGATCAAATCGAAAGAGTTGATCCTTTGTTTACTCCATTCGACAATACAGAGAATCTTCATCCTGAGTTGAGGGAATATCAATCATTTAAAAGAATTTACGAAGAAGGTCATGCTAAGGGACTAGATGCATTTGGTGTGTTTGGTCCAAGATGGCAAGAGAAGCTAAGGTTTAGTGCTGAAACAATTACTAATGCGATTGATAACAATCCCGGGTATCATGTTTACGTTTTCAATCATGCTAGAGTTGTAGATGCATTGACGCATAACGTGTGGGAGCATGGTGAAGTCTTTCACAAAGGAATTCAGCGAGTGACTGAATCAGCATTGAAAGCTGCTGGCTATGACACAAAAGTTTTAAATGAAGTAATGGGAAGCAATGTTTGCTATTCAAGTTATTTTGTTGCTAAAAAAATATTCTGGCGCGATTACTTAGACTTTCTAGATGATATGAAATCCAGACTTGAAGATTTGACTGGTGAAGATGCTAGAATATATGGTTCATCAGCAAACTATAGCAGAGACAAAGAATTGACGATGTTTCCATTCATTGTTGAAAGATTGTTTTCTACCTTTCTTCATCTAAATAAAGAGTATAAGGTTTATAGCAATCCTTATGATTACTCTGTATATCAAGTTCCTGAGTTTGAAAGTGTATTAGAAACACTAAATCATTTGAAAAGACAGTCTATAGAGACTAAAGACATAGACACATATAAACGTTGGCATGGTTTAAGAGAACGAATTTTAATGGATCATCCTAGAGTATTCCATTTGGATTGATTGCTATGAACAACATTTTCGGACCTACAATAAATTGGATCAGAGATGATTACAAATCAAATCGTGTTAGGTTTGTTATGGAGTTATTTGCTTGGGCTCTTAGTATTGGGTGTGCTGCTACGATGGCTGGAACAGTACCAAACCCTCCACTTATGGCTCTTTATCCCGCTTGGATTACTGGTTGTGCTATCTATGCCTGGTGTTCTTGGTCTCGCCGCTCATTTGGTATGCTCGCTAACTACCTTCTGCTTGTCACCATTGACGCCACAGGCTTGGTAAGAATGCTTTTCTAATTTGACTTTTTTCCTTGGAGAATGTATTATGATAGTTGAACTCATAAAAGATCCAGAAACGGGAGACTTGATTCTTCCGCTTTCTGACGAGATTTTTGACGGATTAGGTTGGAAAATCGGTGACACGATTCAATGGATTGACAATAAAGATGGGAGTTGGACTATGAAAAAAGTTGAAGAAACTCAATTGGTTCTTGTTGAAACTGTTTCTATGTTTCGACAAAGGTATATGGTAGAAGTTCCTGTCGGTACTGATAAACAAGGAAATGATAAATCTTTATGGGCACTTGATACAGTAAGTTACAATGATGCGAAAGAATTTAGTCAAGAGCATTTGGGTGAGACAATTGTTAGTCATCGTGTTGTTTCTAGAAAAGAAGCAATGACGCTATGCGATACGGACAATGAATATGCAAGTAATTGGAATGATGATATGAAAGTGAAAGCATTCTATACTTCCTGGGAAAATAAAGAATGAAAGTTTATATTAATAAGTATCGCGATCATTGGCTATCTCCGTACACAGTTCTAGAGAAGGTTTTCTTTTGGAAAAAAGAAATTGATTACGATGATCCAATGATTGTCAAATGGGCAAAGAGACTTGAACCAGCAAGCAAAGCACTTCTAAAGTTCTTGGATTTTGTGAATCCGAAAATTAATTATATAAAGATTGACAAGTGGGACACTTGGTCAATGGATAGCACACTTGCACAGATCATTCTTCCAATGCTCAAGCAATTAAAAGATACTAAGCATGGCGCTCCATTTGTTGATGATGAAGACGTTCCAGAAGAATTACGAAGCACGTCAGCACCCCCAAAAGAAGATGACCATAGTGTTGATGATAATCATTTCAAGCGTTGGGATTGGGTTCTTGATGAAATGATTCAGGCATTTGAATGCAAGTTGAATCAAGATTGGGAGGATCAATACTCTATTGGCGAATGTAATTATATTTTCGTCAAAGAAGATTCTAATCCAAATCTTTCAAAAATGGTAGAAGGTCCGAATCATACTAGGAAAACAGATTGGGATGCACTTAAAGCACACTCTGAAAGAAACAAAAACGGATATCGACTCTTTGGGAAATACTACGAAGGTCTATGGGATTAATAAGACTTTCTGGAATCTATAAATAATTGATAGGAAGCGTCAATCCATTTATTATTAAAATCATTTTCTGCGTTGATGAGACTCTCTAAAAACAACTTGTTTGCATTTCCTGGAATAAATTTTTGAACAAAATCTCGTTTCGAAACTTGAATCCAATCTACAAATGTTTTTAGTTCAGAAACTGTTGACATGATTCTTCCTTTTAAAGAATAGTCTATTATTTATTAGGGAGAAAAGATCATGGAATTTTTAACAGAAGATGTAACAAAACAGTTGCTACCAAAAGTAAAAAACTTAGAAGATTGGCATGAGCAATTATTGGAAGTGTTGCCTCAATATGAAATTGATACACCAAATAGAGTTGCAGCATTCATTGCACAATGTGGACATGAATCAGCAGGATTCACAGTTCTACAAGAAAATCTAAATTACTCTGCAGATGGACTAAAAAAGATTTTCGGTAAATACTTTCCAACAGCAGAACTTGCAAAGCAATATGCAAGAAAACCAGAGATGATTGCAAATAGAGTTTATGGAAATCGCATGGGTAATGGCGATGAAGACTCTGGTGACGGATACAAATATCGAGGCAGAGGTATCGTACAAATTACTGGCAAAAACAATTACTCTAAATGTTCTATTGCATTATTTGAAGATGAAGCACATTTACTAGAGAATCCAGACTTGTTGCTAGAGCCACACTATGCGATACACTCTGCATGTTGGTTCTGGAATGCTAGTCATCTAAACGCATTAGCAGACTCTGGCGACATAAAGACAATGACAAAGAGAATCAATGGTGGTTACTTAGGCTTAGAGGATAGACTTGCACATTACAACCACGCACTAGAGGTTTTAGCATGACAAAAGGTGAAAATATGAAAATTGATAGTTGGAGCGCAGCAATTGGATTGATTTTAGGATTTGCTTCACTAAGCGTAATTGTTTCAATGACAACAATTTTTTCAATAAATGTTCTATTTGGAACTTCAATTCCTATTGAATTTGAATCAATTGCTGCAATGTCTTGGTTGAGTTTTATAGTTGGTGCAATTGTGAAAGACGTTCGAGTAAAATAGATATATGTTTTATGTCTACGGAGCATACAATAGCAAAGCGACAAATAATGTCGAAATGATATTATCAATGTGTAGAAGACCTTATAAGGTTTTTATTCTGGGTGAAGACTATACGTTGCAGCAATTGCTAAGATTGATTCCAGACACAAATCATTTGCCACACATTTACGACGGACTAGAGTATATTGGTGGTGTGCGGGAGTTGTTCGAATATATGAACGTCCGCGTCAAGCAGCCGTCTCCTGGAGAACGTGGGGTTGACAGCGAAAGCGGAGCGTGATACTATACTGATGAGGTGAATATTTTATGGAGAACTTGATGAAGAATGATGGATCATATTACCAGGTTGCAAACGAATCTGAGAAACAAGTATTCCGCGATTGGCTAAAAGTACAATTGAAACATGGCGAAGTCGTTGTAGAATTTTTAAAGAAAGATGGATCGGTTCGTAAGATGACTTGCACATTGCAAGAGAATCTAATTCCAACGAATCTGTTTGCAAAGAAAGCTGAGGATGCTCCAAAGCGAGCTGTGCCTCAAGAATCGATTGCTGTTGTAGACTTAGAAAAGAAAGAATGGCGAGCGTTTCGCTATGATTCTATTCGTTCGGTTTCATTTAACATTGGTGGTTGATATACACTATGAAATTTACTAAAGTTAATCCTGGTGCTGATGCAACCCAAATTGGTAAAGAGCCAACTTGGGTAGCTGGTCAAACCTATGAGCGCATTGATCTGATGCGAGCATTGACTTGGTATAACTATTTTTGCGATAACAAGCAAGCAAAGAACTTTCTGGTCGATTACATGACAAGTGTAAACCGCCCTAAAGATGAAATTGCATTGGTCGTTGCTGAAGGCAAAATTCCCAATCAAGTTGGTTGGATTGCGCGGATGCTATGCATGGGCTATGTTCCGCCTCCAGAGGTGAAAGAGCGATTCGTTAAAGAATTCAAATCGATTTTAGCATCTGCAAAGAAACAAGTTAAAGATACTGTAGTTTCTGTACAGCCGGTTGCGCCAGTACATACTGTATCGATTCAAGATCGGATTAAAGAAAAAGCAGAAGATGAAGTTGGCGAAGTCGAAGGACTCGTTGATGACTTCATTGCTAGTGGATGCAAATCATCAGTTGATGTTAGTGCATACTTCAAAGGCAAGAATCTATCTACAGTCGTTCTAAATCGTATGTGCGAATTCTTCATTCGAAAAGCTAAAGAATTTGAAGAGGTGATGAACTCTACTGATGCTGATATCAAAGAGGGCTATTCGAACTTTACTAAGGTTCAATTGCGTAAGGTGAAAGAATTCTATGATTCGTTGGTTTCGGAAACAAATCGTAGTGCAGTCGCAAACAAGCCAATTCGCAAGAAGCGTACTGTAAAAGAGAAGCCAGCGTCTGCAGTTGTTGCAAAACTCAATTACTTACAAGAATTTGCAGAGTTGGGATTGAAGTCGATTGCACCAGAAAAGATCATTGGTGCTACTCAAGTGTGGGCTTACAATACTAAGACCAAATTGCTTGGTGTATACAATGCAGAGAATGCAAAAGGCTTGACGGTCAAAGGCAGCACTCTACAAAACTTCAATGTTGAAACGTCAATTGGCAAACGACTGCGAAAGCCTGAGGTGACGATCAAAGAACTGCTTGAAGCTGGCAAAATCAAACTCAAGAAAATTCTGAGCGAACTCTCCACGAAGGAATCGTTGTTGACAGGTCGCCTAAACTCTGATACCATCATCGTTAGGGTAGCGTAAGAAATGGAAGAATATATCATGGACAACAAAGAGTTGATTGAAAAGTGGATTGTGTGGTTGAATGCTGAAATCAAATTTGGCATTGCAACAGATCTTGAAAAAAAGCACAAGCAAGAACTGAAAGAGTTTCTTGAAGGAATGCTATGATTTTGATTGATATGAATCAGGTTATGATTTCTAACCTGATGATGCAGATAAATTCAAATGCATCAAATGCGATTGACGAGAATTTGATAAGGCACATGGTGCTAAATAGCATTCGAATGTACAATGTTAAATTCAAAGAGAAGTATGGCGACATAACGATTTGTTGTGATGACAAAGGTTATTGGCGCAGAGACTTTTTTCCATACTATAAAGCAAGTCGCAAAAAAGACCGAGAAGCATCACCGTTTGATTGGAATCTAATATTCGAAACCCTTAATCGAGTCAGAGATGAAATCAAGGAATACTTTCCATATAAAGTTGTCCAGGTTGATAAAACCGAAGCAGATGATGTTATCGCAACACTCTGCCATAAGTATGGTACATACATCAAAAACGATACGACTGAAAAGATTCTTATTCTATCTTCAGACAAAGACTTTTTGCAATTACAAAAGTTCGTCAATGTCGAGCAGTATAGCCCAATGGCGAAGAAGTTTCTTAGAACTAATAGCCCGTCGGAGTTTCTAAAAGAACATATCATTAAAGGTGATCGTTCTGACGGTATTCCTAATTTTCTATCTTCAGATGATACGTTCGTTAGCGAAGCCCGTCAAAAGCCTGTAACAGAGAAAAAACTAAATACTTGGTTGACTCAAGAACCAGAATCATTTTGTAATGAAATCACATTGCGGAATTATCGACGGAATGAACTCCTAATCGATCTATCAAAGATTCCCGATGAATATCAAAGCAAAATCATAGATACATACGAGACTACTCCTAAACGAGGAAGAGAGAAGATTTTTAATTATTTTATTCAACATCGCATGAAAATGCTCATGGATCACATACAGGAATTTTGATGGACATTAGTAAGATGACATTGCCAGAGTTGTTAATCCATGTATCTGGATTACCGACAGAAAAGAGAGCGAATGCTCTAAAGCAAATTGCAAACTTGACACCTGACTTGAAAACTCTTTTGAAGTATGCATATCATAAAGATGTTAAATTTGATTTGCCTGAAGGAGATCCTCCATACAAAGAAATGGAAACTCCAGAAAACATGGGACATAATCGATTGCCTAGGGAAATGCGAAAGTTTCAGTATTTCTTTAAAGAAAGCAATCTGAATACAATCAAACGAGAAAAACTTTTCATTGAATTATTGGAAACAGTTTCTCCAGAAGAGGCAAAGCTAGTTCTTATGGTCAAGAATAAAAAACTAACTTACAAAGGCATCACTCGAAAATTAGTCGAGGAAGCACTACCAGAACTTTTTGTTGGAGAATCAAAG